AGCGCACAATGCAATGTCAAGTCACCGGGTTGAGAGCCTGCCCCGGTCAGGCGAGGCACAAGGTGCCAAACATGAAAGGAACGATCCATGTCAATCATGGAGTTAGCACGCAAGCCGGTTGACCGGCCTGTCATCGTGACAGTTTGCGGCGATGCTGGGCGGGGCAAGACAAGCCTCGCGGCGGCATTCCCCAAGCCGATCTTCATCCGCGCAGAAGATGGGATGCAAGCTATCCCAGCCGACAAGCGCCCAGATGCGTTTCCGCTTCTGCAAAACGCCGCGCAGCTTTGGGAGCAAATCACTGCCGTGATCCACGAGCCACACGATTACCAGACTCTGGTGATCGACAGCGTAACTGCTTTAGAGCGGTTGTTCGTGGCCGATGTTCTGGCGCAAGACCCGAAGGCCAAGAGCATCAACCAAGCCCTCGGCGGCTACGGCGCTGGCACGGCTGCGGTGTCTGCAATGCACCAGCGCGTCCGCAAAGGCGCTGGGCTGGCAAACGAAAAGCGCGGGATGCACGTTGTCTTCGTGGCGCACGCTGATGTGGAAACGCTGAAGCTGCCCGACGTTGACGATTACATGCGCTGGACCCTGCGCCTGCCGCCGAAGTCGCAGCCGCCTTACACAGATGATGTGGATGTTGTCGGGTTCCTGCGGCTTGTGACCTACACCAAGGGCGAGGACGGCGACCGCAAAAAGGCCATCAGCACGGGCGATCTGGAAATGGTCTGCCATGCCACGGCGGCCAACGTGTCCAAGAACCGCTACGGCATCACCGAGCCTTTGGATTACCGCCTCGGGGAAAACCCACTGGCAAAAGTCATCCCGTCGCTTGGCGGAGTAAAACTTAACACTGAAGAAGGAGCCGAATGATGGGCTTTTGGGATTTGAGCGACGGCGAAACAGCCGCAAACACTGGCACCGAATATGAGGTGCCGTCGGGCAACATGGACCCAATCCCGGCAGGGTCGTCAGTGCTGGCCATGATTGACGAATGCAAGTGGGAGATGAAACCCACTGGCGAGGAGTTTATCTCGGCACGCTGGACAGTGATTGCGCCCGAGGAATACAAAAACCGCAAGGTGTTCCATAAGCTGTGGGTCTTGGATATGGACCCCAGCGCCAAGGACGAAGCGTCTGGCCTGAAAAAGCGCGACAAAGCCCGCAAGATGCTGGCAGCCATCGACGCCAATGCAGGCGGCAAACTGACGGCAAAGCCGGGACGCCCAACCAACGATGATCTGCTGCACCTGACCAACAAGCCGATGGTCGCTACTATGATGATCTGGTCAATGCCGGACACGCGAAACGGCGGTATGATGCATGGCAACTGGGTGTCAGCGGTGGCATCCAAAGCGTCGAAGGACATTCACGTTGCCGAGGCCAAGCCACTGCCGACCAATAGTGCTCCTGCAGCAACTGGATCGCGTGATGACTTCGGCACTCAGCGAGGTGGCGGTTATGCCAAGCCCGGACTGGTTGACGATGAAATTCCGTTTGCTCCGGTCTGGTTGATCTAAGCCGGGACAAAGTTGCCAGCGCCACGAAGGTGGGAGTGGCCGATTACCCTGAGCATTCAGAGGCGCGGCGCTGGCAACACCATCAAAACACACAGGAGCCAAAATTGGAACAGCGGACAGAAGAATGGCACGCAGCACGTAGAGGCCGTATCACAGCATCGTCTGTGGGGGCGATCTTGGGCAATGCGCCATATGCCACGCGCGACGACGTGATGCGCCGCATGGTGCGGGAATGGGTCGGGGCAGAGCCAGAGTTCGAAGGCAACATCGCCACCGAATACGGCACGCGCAATGAGGCTGGGGCGCTGGCTGAATACATCATGGAAACGGGCAACGCCGTTGAGGCTGTCGGGTTTATCACGCGCGAGGATTGGGCAGGGTGCAGCCCGGACGGGTTGATTGGCGAAGAGGGTGGTCTTGAGATCAAATGCCCGTTTGGCCTGCGGAAAGATGAAACGCCTGCGTTTAAATCAATCTTTGACCAGCCCCATTATTTTGACCAAGTGCAGTTTTCGCTGTGGGTCACGGATCGGTCGTGGTGGAGTTTCTATCAATGGTCGCCTCGCGGCACGGCGATGGAAACTGTTGTTTGTGATGGCAACTGGATGGACGAAAACCTGCCAAAGCTGCGACAGTTTTATGCGGAGTATTTGGCCGAGCGGGAAGAACCTGCGATCCACTTGGAGCCAAAGCGCCAGATTGTCGATACGCCGGAAGCGCACCGGATCGCAGCCGAGTACGACCAAATCTGTGAGGCCATCGACCGTGCCGAGGAACGCAAGAAGGAATTGCTTGCTGATATGGTTCGCATTTCTGGTCAGAAGGACACGATCTTTGCCGGGCGCAAGTTGACCAAGATCGAAAAGGCTGGCGCGATTGCCTATGCCAAGGCTGTCAAGGCTCTTATCCCGAATGCCGATCTTGAGCCGTATCGCGGGAAACCTTCAAGCTACTGGGTGGTGAAATGAGCATCAAAGCAATCGAAACGCGATACAAGGGTTATCGTTTCCGCAGCCGCCTAGAAGCGCGCTGGGCAGTGTTTTTTGACGCTGCTGGCATCAAGTGGCAATATGAAAGCGAAGGGTTTGAAACGCCATTTGGCCGATATTTGCCGGACTTTTACTTGCCGGACATCAGAGGTGGGCTTTGGGTTGAGGTTAAACCTCCACATGGAAAGCATCAGGCAGAGGAACTGGGTAAAATTTGCTCTGTTGTTGAGCACACTGGAAAGCCTGCCATATTTGTTCGGGGAATCCCTGATGTTGGGCTTAACCCATATAAAGATTTTCAGGGCGCAGGCGATTGGTCTGCATGGGCAATCATAGAAAACGGAGATGATGGCGTCGGGGCTTCAGATTGCCCATATATCTTTTGCGTATGCCCGTGGTGCGGAAAAATTGGCCTTGAATTTGACGGTCGCGGGGCGCGCGTTTGTAATTTCTCATCGCCATGCTCAAAAAACAAAAAGGATCGTGATGAGGATAAAGCATACAGCTACGACCACCCATTACTTGCAGCAGCATATTCTGCTGCGCGTTCTGCGCGATTTGAGCACGGGGAGTCTCCAAAATGACGCTAGAGGAAAAGGTAAGGACATATCTCGTCGTCATAGAAAAAGCCGAAACGCTTGAAGAGGCTAAAATGGAGGCGAGGCTTGCGATCAAGCTGATTGATGCGAGGTCAAAAAAATGACTCTGCGCTCGTATCAGCAGGACGCCGCAGATGCTGCGCTTGAGTGGATGAAACGCAGCGCGGCGCCGTTCGTCATTGATGCGGCTACGGGCGCAGGTAAATCGCACATCATCGCAGAGATAGCGCGCGTGATCCACGGTATGACGGAAAAGCGCGTGCTATGCCTTGCGCCCAGTGCTGAGCTGGTGATGCAGAACCGCGAAAAATTTCTGGCCACGGGAAACCGGGCCAGCACCTTCTCAGCCACCGCAGGCATGAAGGAATTGCGGCACCCTGTGGTGTTTGGCTCTCCGCTGACCGTCAAGAACAAGATCAGCCGCTTTCAAATGCAGGGGCCCAACGGTTATGCTTTGGTCATCATCGACGAGGCGCACGGCATCACGCCGACGGTGCGTGATATCATCGCAGCGATGCGCGAAGGCAACCCAAACCTGCGCGTCTGCGGGCTGACGGCCACGCCTTACCGCCTTGGGTCTGGCTGGATTTTCCGCGAGCAGGACACCGGACGCATAAACGGTGAGGACACGGCGCGCGATCCATACTTTGCAAAGTGCGTCTACAAAATAGATGCACGCGCGCTGATCGGCATGGGATATCTGACGCCGCCGGTGATCGGTGCCATCAACGCCAGCGGCTACGATACAAGCGGGCTTGCGCTCAACAGCCGTGGCCAGTTTGATGCTGATGCAGTGGACAGGGCCTATCACGGCCACGGTCGCAAGACGGCGGCGATTGTGGGCGATGTTGTGGCTCAGGCGGCCAACCGCAAAGGCGTTATGTTCTTCGCTGCCACGGTGAAACACGCGCACGAAATCATGGCCAGCCTGCCGCCAGAGCTTTCCGAGATCGTCACAGGGCAAACCCCTAAAGCCCAGCGCGACAGCATCCTAAAGCGGTTCAAGGCGCAGCAGATCAAATATCTGGTGAACGTGTCGGTGCTGACCACGGGCTTCGACGCCAGCCACGTTGATCTAATTGCTATCCTTCGCAAGACCGAAAGCATCGGCCTTTTACAGCAGATCATCGGGCGCGGGTTGCGCCTGCACGAAGGCAAGACGGATTGCTTGGTTTTGGACTACACTACCAACCTTGAGGACCATTGCCCGGATGGTGATCTGTTTGCGCCGGTGGTCAGGGCTGGCAAGGCTGGTGGTGGTGAAGGTGGGATGACCTGCATCTGCCCGTCTTGCTCATATGAGAACGCATTCACAGCCAATCCGCAGTATTTGGATTACCAGCACGACGAGGCGGGTTATGCACTTGATCTTGACGGTCAACAGGTGATGTCGGACTTCGGGCCGATCCCAGTGCATTATGGGCGGCGCTGCATGGGTCTAGAGCGGGTTGGGCGGCGTGGTGAGTATCAGCGCTGCGGCTATCGGTGGACATTCAAAGAGTGCCCGCATTGCGGTGGAGATAACGACATCGCAGCTCGATACTGTACATCCTGCAAGGGGGAGATCGTTGACCCCAATGAGAAACTGGTTGCAGACTTCAAGGCGCTGAAGCGTGACCCCACGAGATGGCAGACTGACCGCGTTGTCAGCATGTCGGCATTACCCAGCATCAGCCGCAGCGGCAACAAGACCCTGCGCGTCGAATGGGTAACGCCTTACAGACAATTCACGACTTGGGTGATGCCAGAGGCTAAGCATACTCGGGGCCAGTCCCAATGGAACGCCTTTGAGGCTGCTACGCAATGCGGGACGGTTGCGCCAAGGACCGTGACATATCGCAAAGACGTTGAAAGCGGGTTTTTTGACATCCGCGCCTATAACCGCCCGGAGGACATAGAGCCGGAAGCGCCAAGCGTTGCGGAAATTGAGTGGGATCCATTTAGCGAGGCAGAACAACATGCGGCTCAGTGATTTTCAGGACATCGCTAAAGATGGCGTTCTGACATTTGGTGATCTGGAGTTTCGCGGCAAATGCCCGACAGAGGAGCAAGAACAGATCACGTTCTTCGGTCGATTGCGGCGCCTGCATCCAGAAACATGGGGACGGTTGGCGTTACATCCGCGCAATGAGGGCCTGCGGACCGGCGGCCAGTTTGGTGCAGTGTCAAAGCACAAGGCTGAAGGCATGACGCCGGGCGCCTCGGACATCATCATCCCGGCGCGGTTGGCCTTTGTGTGTGAATTGAAGCGCCGTGATCCGACGCTGGGAAAATGGCAAGACGGTCAGAAAGAGTATCTCACGGCATCGGCCAAGGCTGGCGCGTTTGCCTGCGTCGCGCTGGGCTGTGATGCAGCGTGGCAAGCGTTTGAAGTTTGGCTGGCGGCCAATGACTTATCGTAATTTTCGCCCATAAAAAACTTCCAGTTCTGAGAGCCTGCCATCAATCGCCGCCCTAGCATCGGCATCTAACCTAAGTTCTTTTCGCAGTTGCAGCATGTAACCTTTAAGTTCTTGAACACTAAATATTGTCGCTACTTTTTCTGCGTGCGTTGGCTCTTGCCCGCGTGCCGCAACACGCAGGCAATGCCATTCTGCTTCAGTCCTGTCTAACCTCACCCTTCCCCCGTCCCGATCTCGCCACCGATTGCGGCATATCCGGCCAGATCAACAGCCGAATCGACGTGTGCCGGGTTGGCCTTCATGCGGGCCAGCTTCATCAGCGCCATCATGACGGCCACGTCGTGCGGTTTGATGTTCCGCCCAAGATGGGCCGACCAGTACGCGGCGATGAGACCGAAGTTAGCCTCGGCGTCGCCGTGCATCCCCTGCCGATCCTTGGTGACGTATTCCTTGGCGGTGTCCAATATCTCGGCCCGGTTCATTTCCACGGCTCCCTGTCGCGCAGGCTTTCCAGCCCGGTGATCTGGGCGATGCGGTTGCGGTAGATCGCGCCCGGCACGATGCCGCCCTGCATCCAGCGTGACATGCTGGACTTCGCGACCGGGATTTGGTCGGCCAGCCAG